GAAATAAAAGAATATTGGAACTGGTCAAACCCAAAAACATTACCACCATAATCTTTCATGGCTTGGCGAGAATCTTTCATAGAGCCCCACTTCACAGGAGCAACATTGCGATCATCTAGAGTTTTCCATTGGGGATTTTGAGGTTTGTGAGATTCTACAAATAAGGTAGGTTCGTAGTTCAATTTTTCTTTGAAAGATTCACCACGATCATTCACACCTCGCAGAGCAATAAAATTACCATGAGGTTGGACATTAGTATAAAACATTATAATTTATTATGATTGAGGGTCAAGAATGGTCTAAGTATTTAACGTAATTCACGTTTAACTTATCTAAACTATTATAACACACTTTTATGTGTTTGTCAAGCCATGCGGGTTTTGACAAATCGGAGATAATATTTAAGTCCGAGTTCTATTATTTTTCATTAAGATTATTTGAAAAATAGCAACATTTATTTAAGTTATTATAACATAATAGGATGTGATTGTCAATCCAATTCTTTCTTGAATTAAATTGGCCTATGAATAATAAAAATTCCAAATAAGCTGCCCACATATATTTCATATTTTCCTCCTATGAGAGAAGGCCTGTCTTATATTGGGTCTTCCCATTGACTCTTAGAGCCGTCATTGTTTTACTACGATTACTCCCATCAAGTACATAAGAACAATGCACCCATCCACTATTTGGATCTTTTCCATCGTAGAATTCTAGAATGAGTTGATCGAATATTAAATTTTCAGAAATCCATTTTGCAAGGTCTGGATTAGAAATTCTTGTTGATTCAAAATCGGCAGCCTGTCCATTACAATGCTGACTTGTTGATGAACCACCTACTGCCTTGTTTAATGCTGGAGAACGATATCCGCTATTGATACGAATAACTCCAAACTCTTCTCTTATCGGTTGTAAAATAAAATTACATAGGTTGGTTAAATTGATAACGTGTTCTCTTGTTGCATCGTTTGAGATACCTAAACGTGCGGCGGTTGAACTTTTTATCATTTCTTGATACCCAAAGTTTTTTGTCAGGTGTCCGTTATAAGTTGGTATCTTGACTGCCATAATATTCTCCTAAGTTTATTTTATTTCAACTGAGCCAGTAGTAGGATCGAATATAACTGTAAATGTTTTTTCGATTCGTTTGAGTGTTCCGTCTGCTTTGACGATAGGTAACTTACCCTCAACTGCGGCCATCAATGCCTCTTTGGCATTTTTGAATTCATGTGCGGGGTCATCTTTTATAGCTTTGTCTAATTCTTTTTTTGCATTCGCTGGAAGTAAATCATCTATCATACTTTCCACATGCTCTGTTGCTAAGTCTGTAGCCTTGTCTATAACAAGACCAGAAATAACATTGAATAATAATAAAGGTAACATAATATTCCTTTTTCTCTATAAATCACATCCACATGGAGTTTCCTCTGAACACTCACATGGTTCACAGGTACAATTAACACATTTACATTCTTCGTTATTACACATTTTTTCTCCTAATGATATGGGTTTTTATTTCTGTAATATTTAGTAAACAGAAATGCCCACCAATATAAAATACTGGTGGGCGCACCGAATTAGTTAATCGACTTGACTTTCTTAGTTCCAATAGGAATTAAACGTGCTCGTTTTTCCTCTGGAATTACTTTCTCAAGTTCAATGGTTAACATTCCGTTAGTAAGGTCGCAACCCCTTACAACAATATCATCAGAAAGAGTAAAAGCCCTTTCAAATGTTCTCTTGGCAATCCCACGATGAACATAATTAGCTTCATCTTCTGTAGATTGCTTAGACCGAATTTGAAGAACGGATTCTTTTAATTCGACTTCAAGATCCTCTTCTGAAAGACCAGCAACGGCCATTTCAATGAAGTACTTGATATCTCCGTCTTTTCGGATGTTGTAGGGGGGGAAACCTTGATTGTTTGAAACGTGTTGCGTGTTATCTCCAAGCAAACGGTCAAACATTGAATCGAACCCTATAGAAAATCCTAGAGCTCTTTCGAAATCCCCAAAATTTGCAGGGACATGTGATGCGCGTAGTACCATAATTCCTCCTTATAAAAGCAAGGTTATTTGAAATTCACCCCTCATACGCAGAGCAGGTGACAATTACGAGGTTTCCACGATGGACAACCTCAATCACGCCATCCTTCACCTTTACATAGATGTTGGAGGCGATGTCGTAAAACAATCCAAATTAATTCAGAAAACGAGTCTGCTGTATAATTACCAGAATCCTTTACTACTAACTTAAATTTTTTTTCCATTTCATTCTCTTCAATTAGCCAATTTTCATTCATAATAATAAAAGAAAGGGGTGAGAACACCAAGGGTTAATCAACACCCCTTTCAGTTGTATTTCCATAATATAAATTTCACTTACTATATTATATCATACTTTTTGGAATTGTCAAGTACTTACTTCTTAGTATAAATTCCCCAAAGTACCCATACTGCGACTAAACCAACTAGGCCTTCGCTTCCGAGTGATTTGACTACACTAGTAACTGATCCAATGACATCAATGCCAAGGAAAGGAACAGCTGCTCCAAAAAGAATTTGAAGAACTACACCTAATGCGATTAACGCAAGTCCTGCTTCTGTAAGACTACGAATCCAGCCTGTTGCTTTTTCTAACATATATACTCCTGTTTAAGTTAAAATATGATGTGTATTAATTACACACCTGTTGAACCAAATCCACCAACTCTATTTGTCTTTTGAGAAGGGGCTTTATCAGACTCATCCAATGTATATTTTTCACATCGAACCAGTTCTCCTTGACATATTCTATCTCCGCTATAAATCCGCACTGGTACATTACTGATACTTGTTACCATTACGAAAATTGGATCAACATAATCGCTGTCAATCACACCTTCGCAATTTGTGAGATAAACTCCCTGTTTAAATGCCAGTCCTGATCTTGGATGTAACCTAACCGAAAAACCCACAGGTATATCTGCGATAAGCCCGATAGGAATTAACATTCTTTCCATATTATTCATTTGTAAATAGGAATTATTACTATTTATATCAAATGATACTTTTCTAGGTAACTGTTTTGTTTGAAGTGAACCATAATATTGTACTATTTCACCTTCAATTAGATTTGCATACAAATCAAAACAAGCTGATTGCTTCGTTGAAAATACTGGTAATTGTGCTTGTTCGTTTGTTTTGTAGAATTTTAATGATGTAATTTTACTATTAACTGTTGGTGGTTTAGGAATTCCCACCTTCTTCTTCGCTGTGCTCATTTATCACCTTTTTATTTCCAATATTATATTTTGCTGTTAATGTCCATTCATCTTTTTCTTTGTATGCTAGAATTTTTAATTGATTTAATGGAACAATTAATTCGGATGTCCTCGCCGAATCTACCAATACTATAAGACCCCATTCAGATAATAGGTTCGCTATTGTATTTCTTCTCGCTTGATCATTTTCTGAAAAATTTGTAGGTTTACCATCAAGGGCAAACAATTCTTTAAAATGGACAATAAAATATCGTCCCTGTTTATGTAATATATGACAAGATTGATATAAAGTTTGATCTTTTCTTGAAGCAACACCTATTCTTGTAAGTGTCTCTCTAATCTTTAAAAAGTCATCAGGTTCTTTTAATGTACATTCAATCATCTCTTCTATGTTTATAGTCATTTGGTTTCTCCATTCCACCTTTTGCAAGTTTACTTTTAATATCTTTGATGTCATCAGTAGTGAGAACATCTAAAGCATCTTTTGCTTTTTCATTACCGAAACCAAAATATAATTTGACTATTTCTAGATTATCAATTTTGTCTGGCTTCAACCATTTAGACCACCGTTTTCGTGGTCTGATATTATTTAGTAAATAGTCAAATTGGAGTTTGTTATCAAGAAAATGTAACCTATTCATTTCATTGACTTGTATGACCGTATCCTGAAAAAAAGACAATCCCCTGTTAATCAGAAAGGGAATATAGTCCTTTTCTGCTAGAGAATTATCTTTCATGACATTTTTAGAGTCGTTTATTGCTTTTATAAAATCAAATGGTCCCATAATTATCTTATATTATTACTATTTCCTATGACCCAAAAACATGGATGTTTTGCTTGTGTATATTGTTCATCTAGTAAATCATTCATCATATCATACGATTTAGATTCATAGATTTGATCTAATTCAAATCCAACATTTCTTTTATATAATTGATGATACGGCCATTTACCTAAATGAAAATCATAATCATATTCCCAAGACATACCCTCTAAATTTTTATGAACATCTTTGGTCCTATCATATCCAAATGGTTGTACTCCCACAATCCGAAATGTCTTATTATAAAGATTAGCACCTTCCAGAATACCAGTAAAGGTTACTGCACTACCACATGGTACAAATAAAACATCAACTTCATCTGGAATATTCTGTACCTGCTCTGCAATTTTGCCTATAATTGATGACCGATATTGCTGGGCTGCATATCCAAACAGAACCTTAAACATGGGTTTTGATACTATAAGTTTATGTAGACTCGCGTACAGAACATTATTATATCCTTGAGATTCACTAAGGACAAATAATTCTGAACCCATATCTTTACACCAACGTATTCCTGTCTGCTTGAGAGCACCTTCTATAGTTGTGTTTCCAAACCCTATAAATGATTTGAGTTCGAATTCTTGTGCCACTCTAGCAACAATAGGTCCTTGTGGTGATCGTATAGAGGCGGCTGTGGCTATTGTACTGTTACATTCTGAATGAATATAATCTAAATTTGTTTCTATCAAATCTCGACATTGACGGATTTTACCACCCGTAATAAAATCTTCTCCGTAAGGGGCATATAAATCATCTCTCTTAAAGAGCATCCCTTTATGGTCTTCAACTGGTGTTAGTTCCATAGTGTTAGTTCCATTATGCAATATATTTTTGTTGCATTTCCAAATATTCAGCAGGTGGATTTAATGAATTATAGTATTCATCAAGATCAAGTCTTCCTCCCCCCTTTACAAATAATTGAATGTTTTCTTTTTTATATCTTTCATTGAATGTACATTTAATAGTCTTTTCAGATTTAGATGTATATTTTGATAATGCACCATTTTGATCCTTAGTTACCCATATACATTGACAACTGAATATAAACAATTTTACAAATAACTCTTTATCAACAAGAAATATATCCGGATGTTGTAAGATCATATAACCCGTAAATTGTGGAACAGTCCAATGATCCGCTGTTGGTTTTTTTATCTCTGTTGCTTCTAAAGATATCAATCCCGTATGTAATTTAGGAGCATCCCAAACTTGATGATAGAAAGTCCTTGAACACGTACCCTGATTTATAGGAGACAAATTATTCCACTCTTCCTCAAACAATTTCATGAGTGTCCATGCTAAATTTGCCCTATCTTTTATATTTTCAAGATTTTGATCAAAATTTTTCATTTTCTTATTTGATTGGTGGATAATTCATTTTTATCGATTGTTCTGCATAACAGACAGGTTTTTTGTCAGTTCCAAATTCTTCATCAAATTGACTCAAAATGTGAACCAATATTTTTTGAATTTGTCCAGTTTTGTGAAGATGAACCCACTTGTAAGAATCTTTAATAGTCTTCATGAAGTAATTAGAAGCACTTTTACGGGCTGCCCTAGTATCTATTCCATCCATTG